TGCTAATGCAGGATCGGCAGATACCGGAGATATACTGGCGACCATCACCCTGCCTTCAAACTGGCTTGCTGATGCAAGCGGCGGCGAGAAGGAGATGGCTGGCACGTGGCAGGATGCAGAGGCAGATGCTGAAGGTGTTGCTGGACATTTTCGCATTTACAAGAATGGCACTTGTGAAATTCAAGGTACGGTCGGTCAGACGGGCGGCAGTGAAGACTTACTGCTGAACAACGTCAACATCGCACCTGGTCAACAAGTCACGATTACAGCTTTCAAGATAACAGACGGTAATGCGTAGATTTTTCTTTGGAGATGGGCGTTCTTCGGATTGCCCTGAACCGAGAGATGTTCAGGCTATTGTTCAGAAAACGGAACATGACGGCTGGCATATCGTCTCGGGCGGTGACTATTACTTAGAGGTGGATGGTGTGTGGATTAAGTGCGACCTGCAAGGTGCGCTGGATAGGATGCTTGAAAAAGGACACTTGCTGATGGGACGCACTTTACCGAATGAGCAGTATGACCGCATTATAGCAGAAGCTATCGAGTGGAGAGATAGTCAATGACGAGTGCACTTGTTGTTCAATCTGGCTTTCGAGGCAGGAATGACGATGGCAACGAAACTGGTGCTTCGTGGATAGCCAACCTTAATACCAACTGGTCACAGGACGTAGATGTTACGTTCCGTGTCCGGTTGCTGATTGAGGAAGTGAACGGCAGGGTTGCCAATACCCAGAGAAACATCCAATATTCCAGAAACGGTGGTGCTTACACTTCACCCACAACGACTTCAAGCGTGGTCAAGTTTGTCAGTTCGGCATATGTGAGCGATGCTATTGCAACCACCCAGCAGATCGGGTCTGGAACATTTGTAGCAGGTGAGTTTGACGATAACGGCTCGGTCAGTTCTGTATCCTTGAACAATAGCAAGACGGAGATGGAGTACTGTCTGCAAATTGTGGGGGCTGATGTAAACAATGGCGACACGATTGCATTCAGGGCGACCAATGTAAATTCCTACACCCAAACACCAACGGCAACGGTGGTCAAAGTAGCGGTTATCGAGGGGACGCTTGATGTAATCCTTGGGGATGCGAGCCTTTCCTCAGTGGGTGAGGTAGATGTCTCAGGTGCGCTTGATAGCCAGTTGGGTGATGCAACATTATCCGCATTGGGGCAGGTTGAAATTGAAGGTGAGTTTGACGTTCTCTTAGAGGATGCCTCACTGTCCGCGACGGGAACGGTGGCTGACGACTTGGAGGATATCGAAGGGACGCTTGATGTTCTTTTAGAGGATGCTTCCCTCATTTCTACCGGCGTTGTCGATGTTGCAGGTGTGTTAGACGCCCTCCTGGAGGATGCGAGTGTGACGGCTTCCGGTGAAGCTGACATTGCCGGAGTTCTCAATGCTCAACTGGAGGATGCTGTTCTTACCTCCACCGGTACTGTAGAGATTGCAGGTTCTCTTGATGTTCAGTTGGAAGATGCTTCTCTTATCGCCGCTGGCGAGGTTGAAAGCGAAGATATTTTCGGGTTGCTTGACGTTCTCTTAGAGGATGCTTCTTTAACCTCGGTTGGTTCTGTTGATATTGCAGGTTCACTGGATGCCCTCCTGGGTGATGCGAGCGTAACGGCTTCCGGTGGTGTCGATATCACTGGAGAGCTTGACGTTCAATTAGAGGATGCATCATTATCCGCATCAGGCGAAGTTGAAAGTGAAGACATCTTTGGGCTGCTCAACGTTTTGCTGGAGGACGCTTCACTGTCTGCCAGTGGTGAAATTGATGTCGACGGCGAGCTTGTCGGCCAGTTGGGTGATGTTGTTTTGTCCGCATCAGGAACGGTTGACATTGCCGGGTCACTAGATAACCTGTTGGATGATGCCTCATTATCCGCAGGCGGAATAGTCGCCTGGGGCGCAGAAACAACAATATTTTCCAGAGGTGTAAGTGTACAAAAAATTAATTCCGCAACCGAACACATAGGGAGAATTAATCCATGAGCTACGTATATGAGGCCTATGTCCAATATAAGGACGACAATGGTCGATTTGCAGACCTTTCAAACACGCCGACGATTACGGCTTTTAATCGTGACAACGTGGTTATTCCCGGTGCTACCCTGACCCCCATGCGAACCGGGAGATACAGATGCTCTGTTACCCACAGCGAATTCGAGGTAGTCCTGTTTGAGGTGATTCCTCACGTGGACGACCAGGCAAACTTTGAGGATGTGTCTGTGATGCACGCTGACGTGGACGGGGCAACTGCTGTTTGGGAATATTTTGACCGCACCCTGACACAATCGGCACAGTCCGTGATTGCAGCGGTGAGCGGTTCGAGTATCACGCAGGTGAGAGGGGATACCTGGGACATCACGCTGACCGGGCTGACGCTGGATGAAAACCTGATCCAGTTTGCCATCAAACGTAAGAAATCGGATGCGGATAAGCACGCAGTGGTGTTCATGGATAATAAGACCGGGTTGCTGTATTTGAACGGTGAAAAAGCGACCGCTGATAAGGGGTTACTGGTCTATGAAGGCACGAACCTGAGAATTAAATTGGCGGCATCGGAATCGGCAAAATTGGCCGACGGCAAATTTGATTTCGGCATCCAGAGCATATCGGCTGATGAAACGGTGTTGGAACCTTACGCTGGAGACTTTATCTTACTGCCCGACACCGTGCGCACTGTTTCGGGAGGTGAATGATGAATTTATACGTTACACCTGATGAGATTAAATCGGCGGCGCCGGATTTGATCCGGCAGACGACGACGAAATATGACGATCCGCTGTACCGGCGGTGTGTGAGCGTGAGCCGGGCGATCGATCGCAGATGCAAGCGGCATTTTTACCCACGGGTGGAGACGCGCTATTTTGCAGGTTCGGGAACTGGTGTACTGTGGATCCCGGATTTGATCTCGATCTTCTCCGTGGCGGTGAGCACGGACGGCGGGAAAAGCTACACCACGCTGGCCGCTGACGATTATTACGGTGCAGTTTCGGAGAATTTTGATAGCCCGTGGAGCTATAACATGATCATTTTGAGCCAGGACGGCAGCCGAATGGGGTTCCCGCAGGGGATGCGTTCGGTGCGGATCGTGGGCGAATGGGGCTATACGGATGACCGGGAGGCGTGCTGGGAGGGGAGCGCGATCCACTTGAAAGAGGGCATGACGGCGCAGGACGCAACACTGACGATCGAGGATGGGATTGCGCAGGACCTGTACGGGCTGGGAACGTTTCTGCAGCTGGGGCGCTTGATCCGGATCGGGGATGAGATGCTGTTCGTGCGCTCGGTGGCGATCAACCAGGATGAGGATGATGTGGTGACGGTGGTGAGAGCCCAGAATGGCACTGCGGCAGAGGCACATGCGGAAGGCGAGGAGATCTTCCTGTGGCGGCCGCCGTTTGATGTCAGCCAGGCGGCGATGATCAGCGCGGTGCGAGACCTGGCCCGGGCACAGCAAGGCTACGTGGACACACGCGGCGGCCTGGAGGTGGGCGGCCAGATGCTGTGGGTGGGCCGGTGGGATCCGGAAGCTGAGGATAAGATCAGCCGGTATATAAGGACAGGTGTGGGATGATGGCATTATTTTCGTGGGACCCGGGCCCCTTCCGCTGCGCTTCAGGGGTACGCTGCGCTAAGGCGGAGGATAAGATCAGCAGGTATATCAGGACAGGGATAGGATGACCGGGGTCCGAAGACCGGGGACGGATTAAAGATGATGGATGTTTCGATCGAAATCAAGGGCTTGCAGGAACTGATGGACCGCTTCGGGCAGTTTGACGAGATCGCGGTGAGTGAGTTCCGGGCGGCGATGGGCGTTTCGGTGGATACGGTGGCCAAGCTGGCCCGGGAGAAGGCGCCGGTGAACCTGGGGAACCTGCGGGCAAGCATCACGGGAAAGGTGCAGGGCGGCGGGGTCGTGACCCAGGTGGAGGGTGTGGTGGGTGCTTACAAACCATACGCACAGGTGATGGAAGAGGGTGCGGATCCGCACTGGCCGAACATGGGCAATTTACATTACTGGGTGGTGCGCAAGCTGGGGTTGAAGGGCGTAGAGGCCGAGCGGGCCACGTTTTTGATCGCACGGGCGATCTCACGCAGCGGGTTGAAGGGACGGCATTATATGCGGGACGGGTTGAAGGAAGCGGAGCCGAAGATTAAGGCTGAATTTGAGCAGGCGGTGGAGCGGATTGTGGAGAAACTAACAGGTGATGGATAGGCCGACGACCCATGTCGTCGGCACTGCGCTGATGCGGCGTGAGGCCGCTTCAGCTTGAAAGGAGAGATTGCTTCGCCCCTGAAGGGGCTCGCAATACCCTAACGGGCACAGGTGACAAAGAGAGGAATTATGACGATTGAAAATTGGAAGGATGAATTGACCGGGGTGCTGAGTGAGATCAGCGGGATCACGGAGGTGCGGGCGTATGATGACCTGCCCGGGCAGATCGTGGCCAGCCCGACGCTGATCTGGTTCCCGCTAAGCGGCAGGCAGTCTTATGGTCTGGGCAGCCCGGCGATTGCGTTTCACCGGGTGCAGCTGAGCCTGTTCATCAGCGTGGCGCTGCTGCCGGAGGGGGTTGGCCAGGCGGTGCCGCTGATCGCTGCGGTACGGAACAAGCTGGCCCAGCATATCCAGCTGGGGGGGACGGTGACGCAGATGATCGCCGAACCGGATGGGAATTTTTATGAAGGCCCGGCGACGATGATGTATGGCGACCGGACTTATACGGGCGTGAATTTTTATTTGGAGGTCAAAGAGGTTGAGAGGATCGAGGTTAGTGCTTAGAGAATGGTTGGGCCAGCGCCCGATGGCGCTTGGCACTGCGCTGGTGCGGGTTGAGCCCGCCCAGCTTGAAAGTTGGTGAAAATATGACAGATAAATTTAACAGGAAGGCTGTGATGATGATGAAATATTTGGGTAATGGGTTTTTGAAGAAGGTTCCGGCCAGGGATTTGACGCAGGCGGAGGTTGAGGCGCTGGGGTTGGATCCGGAGGTGCTGGTGGAGAGCGGGCTTTACGGAAAGGTGGTGGACCGAGTACGGGTCACGGGGACGGAAAAGACGGAGGACCGAGGACCGAAGACGGAAGAAGTGCCCCAGGATGACCAGCTTGAGGATGATTTGGCGGAATATGGGCTTGGTTCGATGATGTCAGATAAGGAGGTTGTATCGGTGGATGAGGTTGCTGAGTGATTTGAAATTACTGCGAGATTGCTTCGCTTTGCTCGCAATGACTAAACAATTAATTGATTAAGGAGATTTTACAATGAGTGACTATGGCATAAAAACA